AATATCGAATATCGGAACCACGCAATTCTGGAAATGGCGCGGGAGTGGGGCAGTATTTCGCCCGACGCTACCGAGCGACAAGAGGAAAGGCTTTTAAATAATTACTGGCAATTCATGGCGGCAAAAACGCTTCAAGTATTCAACGGCTACCGAGTACCGGCAGAATCGGAGGAATAAACGATGGAATCAGACATCATTTGGCTTTGGAGTTTCGGTTGCCTTGTGTTAGTCGCTTGGCTCATATTCAGCGAGGAGGGTATTTAGTTATGGAATCTTATCCGTGCATGTTGACGGGCGAGTACTTCGAAGGCGACCAGATCGCAGAGGGTGCGAAGTGGGTTTTAGAACACCCGACAGAGCCTTCGTGGTCCTTTTACAAGTTGACAAACGCAGACAGCTGGGGTACAAATAGCCTCGCTTGTTTCGTAAACGTAGACATTGAACACGCAAAGGAGAATCTTTCATCATGAGCAAGATGCCGTGCAGTATTACAGACGACCCCCTGAACGACTACAGCCATTGGTACGAACGCACAGGGCCATACGCCAAACTTCCGCACCTGAAGAACACCATTATGTGCGAGGGGTGCTACCAGTTGGTGGACAGGGTACACGAGGACACCGGCTACTGTAAGGAGTGCCAGTACGACCACGAGGAGGAGCAGTACTACAAACACGAAGGAGTAGAGTTGTGAAAGAGACAGAGAAAGGAAACGTCAAACCGATGACGTACACACAGATCGCGGAGGCCTTGGGCATATCGCCTGAGTCCGTCCGTGCCATAGAGTTCAAGGCGCTGCGGAAGCTACGCAACCAAGGAAAACTCGACCAGTTCCGTGACATGTGTGACGGTACGTGGCGTGACGAAGGTAAAGGTGTAGGGAGGAATACCAAATGACAACGACACGAGGCGAGGTAGATCCACAGTACGAGATAATGCTGTCAGACATGGCTGAGTGGTCCCACTGGTCCGCCAGCGTATACGACGGCGACGGGAGCAAACTAGAGGAGCACTACGCTTACTACCGCACGTGGTCTTACAGTAAGCTAGAGAGCGAGTGGGAGGGTTTCTTCGGGAGGGACTACAGCGATGCACTGTAAAGCCTGTGACTGCTTACTGGAGGAAGAAATAGACAACGACATGCAGTTGTGCTTTGGATGTAACTTTATTGCCGTGGCGGCTCAGATGGGCCTCGACGAGGTGATCGAAAGTGACCAGAGTAATTCAGGTAATATTACACAACACGGTGTAAATCTAGAAGAAGTACAGCAGATCGCTGGTACAATATTAACGAAGGTTAGCAAACAAGATGGTTAACCTTTTTGTTAAACAACCAAGGACTAGAACTTATGAATACTATAGAAGGCTTAGTTGCATTCAGTAACGTAACCGAACACGAAGTGTACAAGGACCAAAGCACTGGTAAATATTCTCTGACTATCACGTTAGACGACGACGTAGCTGATGAGCTGTCATCTAACGGTGTAAAGATTAGAGAGTACCAACCAGAGGACAAGGTATTCAAGCAACGCAAGTTTACCAGTAAGTTTGATTTACGTGTCATCGACGCAGAAGACAACCCCTACTCTGGTGAAATCCCTCGCAACTCCCGTGTCCGCTTGCTGTACAACTTAGGTAATCAAGTCGGAGAACACGGAGTATCTACGTACATGAACGCAATTCGTGTACTCGAAGAAGCACCTCAAGAAGTCGCAGAAGGTGTGGAATTTTAATAGTGTCTAGTGGCTACCAACACAAGGAACCATGTCCTAAGTGCGGTAGTAGAGATAACGTGGCGGTCTACTCTAACGGTGGCCGCCATTGTTTTACTCCGGGCTGTGACTACCACGTTAACGGCGAGACAGGAGAAGAACTTCAGGTGACTACGCCCAGTAACTTACAGCTAGGTGGTGTGGTTGCTTCTATCCACGACCGCAAGCTGTCACTAAATACTGTAAAAAAATACCAAGTATCGGTGGACTACGCACCGGATGGTAAAATTGCCAAACATTTCTACCCGTACCACGACGTCAACACTGGCGAGATAGTTGCCACCAAGTGTCGCATCGTCAACACCAAGGACTTCCTCTGTACAGGTAACATGACCAACGTAGGGCTGTTCGGTCAGCGACAGTGCAGGGGTAGAGGTAAGTACATCACCATCACAGAAGGCGAGGTAGACGCCATGTCTGTGTACGAGATGTTCGGACAGAAGTGGGACGTAGTGTCCCTTCGGGCTGGTGCATCGAGTGCCGCCAAAGAGATCAAGGCACAACTAGAGTGGCTCGAAGGCTACGAGAATGTGGTCATCTGCTTTGACCAAGACAAGGCAGGAGAGTTAGCAACAGATCAGATCAAAGACCTGTTTAGCCCCAACAAACTCAAGATATGCAAGCTACCCCTGAAGGACGCCAGCGAAATGCTGATAGCTAACAGGGTACAGGAGTTTACACAAGCGTGGTGGGACTCGAAGGTTTACAGACCCGATGGTATCGTCGCTGGTTCAGATACGTGGGACGCCCTTGTAAACAAACGACAGATACAGAGTGTACCGTACCCTTGGGAGGGGTTGAACGATGTCACACGAGGACATAGACCCTACGAGCTTGTCACTATCACAAGCGGTAGTGGTATGGGAAAGTCCCAGTTTATCCGAGAGCTTGAGTACGATCTGCTTCAACGCACAGACGCCAACATCGGTGTACTTGCACTGGAGGAGGACGTCGCGACTACAGCTCTGGGAATTATGTCGGTGGCAGCATCGAGGCGGCTCCACTTGGAGGAAGACACGCCTGTTGTTGAGCTTAGACCTCATTGGGAAGCAACGATGGGGTCTGGACGTTATTACCTGTTCGATCACTGGGGATCAACATCAGCCGATGAGCTTCTTTCAAGAGTACGGCACATGGCAAAGGCCTGCGACTGCAGATATATCGTACTCGACCACCTGTCAATCGTGGTTTCTTCTCAAGAGAACGGGGACGAACGGAAAGCTATAGACGAGATAATGACCAAGCTTCGTACACTGGTGGCAGAGACAGGCATCACCCTGTTCCTCGTGTCCCACTTACGGCGCGGCACAGGGACAGCCCACGAGGACGGTGGACGTATCAGTCTGCAGGACTTACGTGGGTCTCAGTCTATCGCTCAGTTATCTGATATGGTGATAGGCATGGAACGTAACCAACAAGCCGAAGACCCAGCGGAACGTAACACTACGTCTGTCAGGGTGCTGAAGAATCGGTACGCCGGAGAGACAGGACCAGCGTGTTGGCTACGGTACGACAGGTTTACTGGACGCATCCAAGAGTGTGCTAAGCCTAACCCGAGGGAGGCAGAGTTTTGAGAATAGTTGTTCCTACAGACGAACAAAAGCGGCTTGCCCATGAACTAGCTAAACAGATGGGCAGCATACGCAACAGCATAACACAAGGAAAAGGTAATGCCGCAGGTTTTCTGGGTGAAATTATAATAGCAGACATCTTAGGAATAGAGCGGTCACCTACTAAAGATTACGATATTGCTTTAGATAACGGAAGGACTATCGACGTTAAAACAAAACGTACAACAGTTATCCCTAAAAAATACTACGATTGCAGCATAGCCGCAACTTCTACTCACCAGAAATGTGATTACTACGTTTTTACACGATGTGCTAAAGATGGTACGTTATATATACTTGGGGACTGTGGGCGGGAAGACTACTTTAATCGTTCTCGCTTCTTAAAGAAAGGGGAACAGGACGGAGACAACGGATATATTGTTAGAGCCGACTGTTACAATTTACCTATCTCAGAGCTAACAAATGAACTTGGTCTTCTGTGACATTGAAACTGACGGTCTAGACGCCACAACTATCTGGTGTGCAGTCTGCCGCCACAACGGAGAGAGCGAGGTAATCTGTAATGAAGAAGACTTCAAAGCGTATGTATCGCGTAAAGCCCCGGTTATGTTTGTACTGCATAATGGAATTGGTTTTGATGTGCCTGTGGTTGAGCGTCTTTGGGGTTTTGCTTTTACCAGAACTCTGGTCACTGATACCCTGATACTGTCACGCTTGGCTAACCCCAGCAGGTCTGGTGGTCACTCCCTACGGAACTGGGGCAACATCTTAGGCTTCCCTAAGGGCGATCACGAGGACTGGTCACAGCTCACACCAGAGATGATCGCCTACTGCGTACGTGACGTTGAGCTGACAGAGGCTGTGTACAACAGGCTTCAACAGGAACTCGACGGGTTTTCAAAAGAGAGCATCGAACTAGAACACCACGTTCAGTACCTCATGCACCAACAAGAACGGAACGGTTGGCTGCTCAACGAACGCTTGTGTCACATGCTCTGCGCTAAGTTCAAGGAGCGTATGAATGAAATTGAACATAGTCTACAAGAGATTTTCCCGCCGATTATTGAAGAGAGATACTCAGAGAAAACTGGTAAGAGACTCAAAGATAAAGTCACTGTATTCAACGTTGGGTCGCGGCAGCAAGTGGCCGACAGGCTTACACCTAAGGGTGCAGTTTGGACGAGCCTCACTCCGACAGGCAAGCCGGTTGTTGATGAGAAATCGCTTAAAGAGAATCATCATGTCCCCGAAGCGCAACAAGTCTTGGAGTACCTCTTGCTGCAAAAGCGTTACGCACAAGTAAACTCGTGGCTTGAACACGTTCAGGAAGACGGCAGGGTACACGGGCGGGTGATAAGTAACGGTGCTGTCACTGGACGTATGACACACCAGCGGCCTAACATGGCACAAGTTCCTTCGGCTAGTTCAGAGTACGGGGAGGAGTGCCGTAAATGTTGGATTGTACCTGAAGGTTACAGGCTAGTGGGCTTTGACGCTAGTGGACTAGAACTACGGATGCTCGCTCACTACATGGGCGACGAGGAGTTTACAGATGCTCTGCTTGACGGAGACATTCACACCAGAAATCAACTTGCTGCGGGGCTTCAGACAAGACCTCAGGCAAAGACTTTCATATATGCTTTCTTGTACGGAGCCGGAGACGCTAAAATCGGAACCATCGTCGGAGGAACTTCAAGAGATGGTCGATTTCTTCGGGACCGCTTTTTACGAAATACACCTGCTCTTGAAGCTCTACGAGACAGAGTTGGGCAGGCGTCTAGGAGAGGTTATCTCAGAGGACTCGACGGACGACGACTCTGGGTTCGATCCGAGCATAGTGCACTAAACACTTTACTGCAGGCCGCAGGTGCTATCGTAATGAAACGAGCGTTGCTGCTCTTGGACGACGCGGCC